CTACAGTTTTAAGTATTCTAACATTTGCTGTAGGACCTGTCATGGTCATGTAGTCGCCAATGTTGGCACTGATTGTGTTGTTTAACGACACACGCCATGTTACATTAGCGGCTACTTTCTTTTCACCCGTTAGTAAGTTAGTTGTTGCTAGTGCTATGTTTGGTAACTGTTGTGCTAACGAACTATCAACTACACGAGCATTGGCATAGTGTACGTTTGCACCAGTGCCGTCAACACCTCTACGCAATTGCGAGATAGTATTAGCATATACCTGCTTAATGTTTGCAGTGTTGATGTATGATGTAGAATTAGCATACACATTAGCCAGTACCAAGTAAACATTACTGCTGTAAGTAATCAAACTATCTGTTGTAAATTCTGTGTTGGCTGCCCACACATCTGCAGTTAGTATCTTAGCATCATCGTATTTTTGGTAGTAGTAAATCAGTTCACCGTTGATGAATACTTCACCTGGTGCGCCACCAACTCCTGTTCCGGGATCTGGTAACAAGGCAGCGTTGTCAACAAACATGTTCACATCGTCAAGCGCCAAATTGGCAGTAAGTGTTGTGGAGCTGTTTGCACTTATTCTGTAGTACTCTCTGTTACGGTCCATTGGTTCAAACACTCTAAAGCCATAACTGGCTGTGTTTGATGCCGTGTTGGTAAACACCCGCATTTCAAGTGTGTCATACATTCTGCCCGGAATTAATTCTTCTGGTGCATGACTGTTGTAAGCATCAAGGAAGAAGCCGCCAGCAATATTGATATCTTCTGGTCTGGTTCCCAGTGCTGAATCTGTGTAGAAACTTGCAATATTACTGTCAAGTATATCATCAATGTACAGGTTACTAATTTTAACATTAGCAGTACCCGAACTTAATACACCCCTAACATTAGCTGTGGTTGCAACACCATTAACGCTAACAACATTAGCATCCAGTTCATTCCATCCTTGCTTTTCCTGTATAACCGCAATGTTTGTTGAGCTTGTGTAGTTGTTTAATACTCTTGCATTTGCAGTTGTATTAGACTGTGTTATATAATCACCAGCATTAGCACTAATAGTTCCGCCCAAGAACAGCGTAACAACACTTTCAATCGGTTGGCCACTCAACATCATCTCGTCACGTGTAATACTAACTACTTTAAACGTTGCATTGTTTTCAAAGTTGAAGTTATCGTACATGCCTTCGATCTTGATTGGATCGTTTAAGTTAAAGCCACGATCAATAAAATCAACTTGTTGTGTGTTGGCACTGGTTATTTTATGTCCTGTGTAACTAAACCCAATTACGTTACTTGTTAAGGTAAAGCTGTTTGCGCCAAAGTTCATTCCTTGAACTTTATTACCTGGGTAACTTGTACCAAACATCAGCTGAGCAAGATCCTTGCTTGGTCTGCCAAAACTTGGAACATAGTAACTTGTTATTCTATCGGCTGCACTTAGTAGTGCATTACCGCTGTTGATTTCTGTAAAGCGGGTAAAGTCAAATACCGTCTGTGAACTTACGTTGGCGTTTGTAGCCAAGTATGCTGTGTTGTTGTAGAATATAATGTTACCACTGGTGATGTACAAGTTGCCGTCTATTGGCGTAATTCCATTGCTGTTAAAATCGTACTGCTGTACATAATTACCTGTGTCGTCTGCAACAAACAAACGTGTTCCGTCATGTCTCATGTACATGCCAGTTGGATTGGTTGTGGTTAAATCTGCAGAATTGTTAAGTGTTGCAGTTGAAATATCCCATGCAGTTGAAAGTGTATAACTCCATATCTTGTTGTACTGCTGTCCAGTTACAAACAGTTCTTTACCGTCTTCTCGGAAACGCATACCTGTTGGAATATTTTCTTCGCTGGCTACACTCTTGCTTCGTGTGCTGTATGTTGCACTGCTTGCCAACCAAGGCACACTTAGTTCGTATTCATATACTGTATCATTTGCTGTACCAAGTACATACATCCTTGTACCATCAGTGCTTAGTTCAACACTAGTAGCACTTGTTTCTTGGCTGCTGATGCTCACAACTGAAATGTTAGCGGCTGTGTTAACTGACCACGGCGTAGCAAGTCTGTATTCATATACACTATTAGTAGTATCACCAACAGCGTACATACGATATCCATCTTCTCTAAAGAACAAACCTTGTACACTAGAGTCTTGAACGTTTACGTTTGCCATAGCAACATTACTTGCTGTAGTAACTTCCCACGGTGATGATAGTGTATACTCATAGATTCCGTCGGTTGTGTCACCAGCTATGTACATCTTCGTGCCATCGGGCTTAAAGTATACATCTGTAACACTAGTATCTTGTGGTGCAACATTTGCATTGCCACCAAGTTCTATTCTGTCTAAATCGTAACTGTTTGCAAAGTTGCCATTTACCACAATAGTATCTTCGTATGCTGTATTAGCGGCCCATTGTGCGACGTTACTTGTATAGGTTATTCTATCAAACTTTATTGTACTATCTATATTTCTGACAGTATTGTAGTATGTGCCATTGTTGTATTCGTTCCTCAATATTGGGTATGCTGTGGCTCCTTCGCCTACGCCGTTAATTAAAACAGTAGGAGTAGTAGTATACCCAGATCCTGGATTGGTAACTGTAATACTAGTAACTTGCCCAGTGCTGGGGTTGATGCTGGTTATGGCTTTAGCGCCAGTGCCGCCACCTCCCGAGATGTCAACATTAGGGGCTAGGCTGTACCTAACACCTACATTACCAACGATAATGTCTGAAATTTTAAGTTTATAATTATCACTGTATTGCTTGTACAAATCTTGTGTGAAATACGTAGAGTCTGAACTTACTTGGATATTTGGAGATCTATATGTAGACTCATTGGCAAAATATCTTGCTGGTATATCAAAGTCTGTCCATGATCCAGTAGCAGAATCCAACTTGGAATAAGCCGGTGAAAAATCACGTAGTTTAGTTCTGTAAGGTTTTACCTCATTGATGTAGTCCTGGTAGAAGTATTGGTTATCTTTAACATAGTTTGGTAGCTGGTCCAATCCTCGTAAATTGTGATATGCGTCAATAAAGCTGGTTTTGAACACCCAGTCTGGATGTTTTTGTTCTTCCATTACAAAGTTTATTAGTGAAAAGTATAAATTACTCTTTTCACCTGCAAGGTCATCTAGTAGTATTTCGTCACTAACAGCATTGAAGATGTTTAACAGCTCAATACTGGCTTGTGGATCAAATTCAGATGAATCAAAAACTTCGCTATCAAATCCAAAACCAGCTGTGGGTGAGTACAAAGATGTACTCAATGTTACTGTTGCATTTTCTGCGGCAATCAATGAGAGTGTTCCGTCTGATTCAACTCTATAGATTAAGAATTTGCCCGAGCCATCGTCAGACACTTTAACGTAATCGTCCTGCGCCAAAGTTAACACTTGTATTTCGCCATAAGTGTTTACAACATAATTAATATCGTGTCCGTCTACGTATGTGCTGTCATACCAGTCAGTGGGGGTCCACGATAGATCAGTTTTAAAAGCCTGTATACGATTTAGTTCAAATTCTCTTGTTACACCGTTGAATCTATACAGAGTCCACTTACCATCGTAGCGGCTATCTACTGGAATCAAAATCAAATAACCATCTGCAAAATCTGTAGTATCAATATACGACAATTCTGTAAATGAGTTTATTTGGGCATCAAAAACCAAAGGGAGTGCTTGACTAAGATAAAGACTCCCTGCAGTACGTGTTAATAACACAGGATATTTCTTTAATATAGTGTTTGCTGTGACTACAAATGACTTAACAGCGTTTAACCTATTAACAAATGCACTTTGCAACGGAGTATTCAATATACCAATCTTATTTTGCGCATTAAGATTGGGGTTAGGCACAATACTACCATTGTTATCAAACCCAGCTAAACTGTCTCTAATTTTATCAGTTATTCGTTTTGGGAATAACGACAGAGGGTTTCCTTTTTGTACCAGACTATACTCGCTGTGTATGAGATTCTGATTCTTTACTGTAGAATTGTCTATGTGTAAAATTATGTCTGTACCAGTTAGGATATTACTCACATTGAACACTGCCCCACTGTTAGGAGCCAACGATGCAAAATAAGGTATTCCTTGATCTTTTGGATTTAAAATGTACGTTTCTAATAGACTAGTGCTTAATCTTCTCAACGATATGTTAACATCTACACCAGTCCGACCTCTGACCCAATAATAGAACTTTTGAATAATGATACCTGTTGCTGGATCAACTGTGGTTATGGTAGTATAAGCTGTGTCATCTTCGTATTTTGGTACACCATCGCCACCAGATGTTACATATTGACTTGGTAAGAAGTCACTCTTGACCCATTCGTAAATTGCAACATCACTGCCCGGGAATAATGCTCCCCAATTCTTTTCTCTGTAACTGAGAGTCCCTTGTTCGTAATCAATGAAACTAGCAACACCTGTGTCCCACCATGTTCTACCAACTTGACTATCGCTCCAATAGAAACTTCCGTTAACAATAATATTTGCGGCTGTCCCGTTGTTGTAGGATGCCGGATCATAATCTTCTCTGAGGTCAATGTCTTGATCAACTACACCGAGTACTTTTCCTTTAGCAGGGTCTAGTATATCCAGGAAGTTAATAATGTTTTGCGAGACCTTGTTGTAAATGAATACACTGTTTATAGCGTCAATTGCAACTCTTGGTTCTTTGTATCTCAACAGGTCCCATCCAGCCTTGCTGTTTTTGTTATAGTAACTGTATACACTTCCGCCGCCGGCAATCAACCCAAAGTCATTTATTGCACCAACTACCATTATATCGTTCACGATGGCAATGTCAGCACCAAAACTAAATCCTGTTTCAACATCTGTCCCTGTGAGCTTTTGAGAGAATGCAAACAGCGAAGGGGCCGCAGGTGTTGCAAATGGGTTATCTAGCAAATCGTACACGTACACTGCACCCGAATCCTTAATTAAGGCAATAATAGTAGTAGTACCTGAATCAAATGTTGTTTCTGCTGGTGTCTTTGCAGACAATGCATCGTTAACATAGCTGGAATCACTGGTTGATGTAGTTTTTACACTAAACTTGTCAAAGGTTGTGATAATCATTGTATCACCACCGTCACTGCCAATTACCAATTTGCCAACTCCTTGTGACAAGCCAATTGCACTAGCAAATCTTTCGCCTACAATATTTGGATGAGTAATAATCTGTGCAAACTTATACAGTTCTAGACCTAGGTCTGCAATTGCTGTACTGCCACTTGCAGCCTTGATTGACAATTTTTCATTTGCAACCACAACATCACTGGTTAGTTTAAGTTGTGTAGTATCACCATTGGCTACAGTTTCAGCAGTAACACCAGGTATGCTTGCGTTGTTAATTTGTGCAACAACATGGTCAAGCGTAGTCAAACTAAACTCAACGTATCTGTCGTTGATTATAATTGCATCACCTGGGGTGACTGTTGGTGTAGTAACCACATCACCTACCTTGTATTCTCCAGTTATTTTGCCAAAGATCCTACCAACATTTAAGAACCTGTGGACTGCACCACGTTGATACGGATCTGTAAAATACTCAGGTGCTGTAGCATACAGGTTACAGCCAGTGCCGCACAATTCCAACTTTCTACCAAATCGTTGTCCAATTTTACCTGTGCTACTGGCAGTAATAGTCTGATCTAACACAAACTGGTTTGTTTCAAATCTTAATTTTTGTCCAACGACTGGTACTGCAAAGGCGTTAAACTGTATAGACGTTGGAGCGACAGTGTAGTAGTCGGTATCTCTTACTAATTCAATATCGTTTAGTGTTGCTCTAATAAAATCAGTACTAAAATTGTCAGGGGCTGTGAAAGTCGAGCTTACACCGTCTGTGGTAAACTCAGTTATAGTTCTATGATAGACATACATTGATCCCTCTAGCTCAACACTGTTCACCGTTACTTCGTTTGCGCCAACTGCAATAACATCGCCGTATCTATTTGTGGATAAAGACACGCCGAAATTTGTGCTTGCTGTTCCGGCAATAGTGCCAATTAATGTATAATAGAACTGTCTTTTTACGATACTGATTTGCTCAAGATTTGCAGGAATAGCACCAGCACCAAATGTAATGTCATTGCCGCTTACTGTATAATCTATAGTTGGCAACTGTTCATCATCTGATGCAATGACCGGGATTACGATTAGATCAATTGCAGAGTCTGAACTGAAGCCTAGAGTAAATGTAGCTGTTGCTCCATCACCTGTGATAGTCTCTGACTCAACTGTCCTAGTCTGTCTAGCATAAGCATAAACTTTGTCGTCACCAGGTTCTCCAACATAAAGATATATGCCATCTCTGCTCATTGCCAGTGACTGTCCGAATTTGTCTGACGCTGACCCGGATGGATTTGTAATGATCTGTTGTAGCACACCTTCAAAGTACACGTAAACAACACCACGGTCGGAAACGCTGTTGGGTGCGCCGACTGCAAAATGACTGCTTCCATTGGCAATAGCTTCGCCAAAACCAGCAATTCTGTTGTTTGCACTTGCGGTAAATGAAGTTGCAACGTTCCATGTATCTGTTGAAGATCTCAAGAAACTTGTAGCTCGTCCTCTGCCGGACACTGACCCTGGTGAACCAACATACAATATTTGTCCTGTGCTCTGATCTAAGTCTACACTGTAGCCAAAGTTGTCGTCTCCGCCTAACTTGCTTATATCAAGTGATACCTTGTTGTTGTTTACCCACGGACTGGTTTTATTGTACACACCCCAGTTACCGTTAGCGTCTAAATTTTCTACCCAGACTTTATCGTTTTCTTCCCACCCAGTTACTGGCAAAACTGACTCAATCAATTCCGGTGTGTTTATTTTTAAAGTAGTAAACACAAACAACAATCCGCTTCCAACAACTGTTTGTTCGGTAATAAGACTTTGCAAGTTCTGATCTATTGTGATGGTAAATCTTGTTGTGTCTACAACAGTGTTTACTTTGTACACCCCATTGAATCTATTGTCAAAGTTTTTAATCACAACAAGATCGTTTACGCTTAGTCCGTGATTTTCATTTTGTATCACTTCAGCTTGGTCATCTGACGTGTAACGCAGTGCAAATGTTAGTCCATCTACTAGACTTGCTCGATAAACATTCCAATTTTTTGTAAAATCTTTTGCTGTCCAAATTTTATAACCTGTGCCGATATCATCAACAACCAGGCTTAACTCATTGTAGTTGTTTAAATCAAAAATTGTTTTATCAACATCGTCAAGATTAACAAATCCTGCTACCGGTAACGGCTTTAATAGTGCAGGAACAGCAAGCGATTCTGTACGTAAGAAATTGGGGGTGTATGCTCCGTATGACTTGTAAATACTTTGCTCGTTGTATGACACAACGTCTGCTTGCTCAGTGACACCTGTACCTAAGAACTGAATTGATGCTGGGTTACTACCCAGCAATGTCTCGTTTAGTTCTACTTCAACAAAGTTGTTGGTATCTAGTGCTCCATACTCACCAGCTCGCACTGCCCAGTTTTCGTAGTAGGTAAGGTCAGTGTCTAGGTCGCCAAACACTGCTCCTTTTAGTGCGTTTAATGCACTAGCAGTGCCTTTTTGTTTGATCAATCCTTGGTAAAATTTACTCTGTGTTGTTGTGCTTATTCCCAAGTTTGTAAAATATTGTCTATCTCTAAAACCTATCAATCCATTGCTGAATAACTGTATGTCTTCGTTTAACGGTTGGTTGTCAATATCATAATACTCAATGCCTTGCTGTGCATTTGTAGCAAAGTTATTAATCATTCCTGACCGTAACTCTGATTCAGGAATTTGTTTCCAGTAGTTTGTTTGAAATGCTGGACTTGCTGTGATGTTCTGCAATGCAGTGTAGAACTTTTGTTTGTTTTTTACAATAGTACCTTTGAAATAGTCTTGTCCGGCTTGCCAGTTAGCAACTTTGTCGTTACTGAAAATAAATCCTGGCAGTTCCAAACTACCATTCCATCCACTGGTCTTGGCTCCTACAACCCTAATTCTATACTGCCTGTTGCCTAACTCAGGAACATAAATTACGTCATTGAAGTCAGTAACATTGTCAAGAACCAATAGATGTTCAAATTGAACAAGACTTAATTCAGCAAAGCCAATTGTTTGCTCTAAATTAGAATCAAAAGTAAACAGATTATTTTCTCTACTGATTGTGAAACCACTTGACTTAATAGTAGAGAAATTTACATCCAATACTCTATTACCAAACGGGGTATTTGTAATTTCGTCAATAATAGCAGTTTGGTTATAAACTTTTAAACTTGTTGATACTGGGCTTAATACCAACACACTGCCTTCACGCCAACCTTGGCTGGTCCAGTGTAGGAATTCTTTTGCGCTTAGTATCCAATCTCTTTGTTCTAATAGATCTTTATCAAAATCCTTAAACACAAAACCTTGAGCAATCAATCCTCGTTGGTAACTAACCAAGAAATCAACCACCTGCTGTTTGGTGTTAAATTCAAACCCGTACGGAATAGTATAGCGTGATTTTTTAAAGTCTCGATATATCACTCCTCGTTGTTCACCCACAGTGATTGCATAGGCGTTGTTGTTTGGCTCACTGGGTACAATGCTAAAGAAAGGATTGGTTAAATCGTATCCACTGACCGTGTATCCTCTAGCACTTTTTTGCACAATAACCGCACTAAAAGTTATCTTGTTTAGCGGACTCCCTTTATAAAGTTCTAAACTGTAGTTCTCGTCGGGAATAACAATGCTGTCGTTGACACTAGTAGGACTATTCTGTTCGGCCAACAGTTCAATGTATTTCTTATCAGTGTAACCAGCAAACTTGTATGTTAGTCTTACGTCTAATGCTTTGAGGTTATTTTTTATTACCGTTGATGCATTAGCAACACCCAAGTTTTTTACGTAATCTCTGATCCAATTAACATAGCCGGCTGTTCGTTCAATTGTGCCACTGGCATTAGTGTAGCCATGCACTAGAATTGTAGTTGGTGTAATATGCTGTCCGAACGTGTCTACTTCAAATTGCGCAGTCCATGTGTTTCTTTTGTAATTTCGCACATTAGCCTGCAACCCAAAATATCTTCCTGGCTTAGCTAGTGCTAGTGCTAGGTGCATCATGAATGGGTATTCACTGCTACGTCGCCATGCTGATTCGGCAGGTCCTATATCGCCAACTGCAAAACTGGAATTAGCTAAACTACTGTCAAAATCCCTAACTAAGATTTGCTCTGGACTACGCAATGCGCCAGCATCGTCTACTGGGATAAACTCTGACAGATTAGGGCGTTGATATCTTAGATCAAACCCAGCACGATCGCCGTCGTGTATATAACCCAGACTGAGATCGCTCCACAGTACTTCGTTGCCTCCGGTATATGGTGCCGGGCCGTAACGGTTCTCCCACCAGGTTGGTTTTTCACTGAACCCTAGCATTTCCCATGGATGTGTATGTGGTCTGTCGGTGTCAAAAAAGTGTTTATATACAGCTCTCCAGGTTCCTGGCAAACTTTCACCGTTAACCACATCAGTGAAGTTCTTGTAGTTCCAGGTAAACGGATCACTTGCACTAAATGTGTTGTTGGTAGAGAAATCTATTCTGTTTGTTCCCACCCAGGCTAAAAATCCTTGACTTAGAATTTGGGTAAACTCTAGTCTGGTGTAATCAGTTGTTCTAAATTTACCAGGATTATAGTCGTCTAGATTAAAAGTTGTTGGGTCGTACGTGGTTTTAATATTGTTGTAAATCCTACGTTCTAATTCAATCAGCATGTCGTCCCTGAAGTCATCAAATGCAGGTACTAAACTACCGTCGTGCCCCTGGATAACGTTTGCTGTGGTTCTAAGCGTATTGTCGGAATATTTCTCTGGATAGAACTTAGGATACATTCCCATCTTAGTTGGAGTTTCAGGAATCCAACTGCCATCGGTGTTGTTATATTCAATTATGTTAATGATGTCATTAAACAGTAATCTAAAACTACTAGTAAATGTAATAGCTGGTCGGTCTTTATTAAACGTGTAATCTCTGTCTTTAACCAACAGAGTTTTTGCAGTAACATTGTTAACAGTTCTGGTCAAGTAGACAAGTACAGCCTTGTTACTGAGTATTGTATCGTTGAAAATTTTGGTTATTTCGTAACTCAGTACCTCAGGATCATAAATGGTATATGCAGGAATATCAACACGCTCATTAATTCCGTGCGGTACCATGTCACTGTAGTACCATGGAAAAGTTTCATTCTTAACTTCGTGTATCTTATTTAGAACAGCATCAACCCCAGCGGCAATGTCATTACGATCAAACTCTAGGTTAGCTGCCAGTTCCAGGAACTTATCTTTAAACTTTGAATACTCTCTATTAGCAAGTCTAATAGATTCAACAAAATTCATTGTTGGGTGATTTAAGAACAAGTTGCTGTATACTGAAGGCGAACTGTGTTGGAGTATAGATCCACCGTTGTTCCTATAAACAATGTCTCTGAGATTGCTGTCTCCTGGGACACTCCCTACAATGTTTAGTGTGTTGTTTTTTAGCCCAACAAGATGGTTACGCATTTGTCCAAGTGTCAGCAGTGATAAATTTTTATTAAGACTATTAACGTCAAGACTGTCAGGCACTTCATAATATGCGTTGTTGGACACAGTATTTTTATTAAATATTGTAATAAAAACTGCATCATCTAATGCAAGCAAATCTGCGTTTACCAAAATTGCATACTTGTTAACCACCTGCGTTGTGGCAAAGTTTCCAGGCGCAACAATCTTATTATTAATATAAACTTTGATGTTAGGTTGGTTTATGCTTGTGTCTGGTAGGGAGTCAATTGGAAATAAATTTGTAGTCCCATTGTATGTGAACTGATATTCCTGATATTGTCTACTAAAGTTTTTATTAATTGTCCAGATGTTTTCACGTTGAACCGTGGTAGTGGATATATTTTTTTGTAAATATCCGCTGTTAACTTTTACGGTTTGTACAGCGCCAGTGCTTAGTAGATAGGTAAACTGATCGCTATCAAAGTTGTTTGCAAACTGAATATCGCCTTGTGTGGCAAAATTTTTGTAATTTAACGGAAAGCCTAGCACTGGATCATCAACTGTTCCGGTTCCTCTACTGTAGGAAAATATTTTTGTTCCAGCAAATGAGGATTCTGCATAGGTTAACTTGTTTGAAAAACTAACACCATTTGTGTCTATAACATCATACAACGGTTCCTGCGTTACTGCTGTCTTTTGTTGTGAGCTGACCCATAGTGTTCCATTGTAGTGCCACTGTTTACCACCATTTGCTCCATGCAGAACAACAACAGTATTTCTGTCAACTACATCAGCATCAGTAGCTTCCACAATATATGCTTTGTAAACATTACCGGGTGACTCAACTGCTAGTTCAATTGAGAAATTATAAATTTTATTTCTAACATCATTGTTAACATCGCTGGCAAAGATTATTCTATCGCCGTCTGTCAGAGTCAACGTGCCTACTGTAAAAGTTGTTGTGTCTACAGAAACTACACCATTTACCTGTGTAAATGCACTTGTTATTGTTGTGTCAAGTTGGTCGACTGCTGATTTTGCTACGGCTCCAGAGTTATTCAACTGATAATCACTGTTAAACTCAACAATGGGTCTTTGTGCTCGCTTGTACTGATCCAACACTAAATCGTTTAGGTTGTACTGTGAGACTTTTTTGAGTACATCTGTGTGTACCCAACGGTTTGTTCTACTCCATGGATTTCTATCAATACTGGATCTGTTTATTGTAAAATAATTTGGAGTAATAGGCTGAAGGTATACTTCAAGTCTTGCACCTGACCCTGTGCCTCCAGTTACAGTAACTGGATTGGTAGGCAAAACAGAATAGTCTCCCTGCTTAACAATATCAAATGTACTTAATACCCCTGATTCAGGTGGGGCTATTGTGACCTCCGGGGCTGCCGGGAACCCACTTCCAGCAGATGTTACTGTAATACTTGTAACAACACCGGCTGTAATTGTTGCTGTAGCACTAGCATTTGTGCCTGCGGAATTCTGGCTGACAGTAACACTTGGAGCAGTTAAGTATCCCGATCCACCATTTACTACTGCTATGGAAGCAACGCTACTCCCGACTGAGTCTAAAGTTACTGTTGCTGTTGCTGTGTTTGCGTCAATTGAGCTGACCACTGCTGTTGCCGCAGTGGTGAACGTTCCACCAGCAAGCGTAATACGATCACCTACAACGTATCCTGTCCCTCCATTGAGCACAAAACTTGTATTAATATCTTCTATAGGAATCAACTCTGACTCAGCAGTCAGTGATATACTTGCTCCTACACCTTCTATGTAATAGGTTTTATTTTGATATGCAGTAGTAACTGACGTATCAAACTTAATCTTCATGCCGTTGGTAAACACCACACCATTTGGACTGGTGTAGTTGGGTCTTCCTGCGATCTCAATGTCAGGGTCTATGGTATTGGTAATAGGATCAACTATGCTGATGAATCCCACAGCGTCTGTGTCAGATGAACTCTGATAGTAAAGAACTGGCAAAGGTGCTGTAATTTGCGGTATCTGATTATAAACATTTAAACGTTTAAAGAACTCTCTGCCAGCATTACCTTGTCCGCTTATTACACGTACTTTGTTTTCGTCAGTTACTGAAATTGATTGTGTGAGCAATATACGATCGTCACCACTTGAGTCAGGGATAATCGTTATGTTATAAATGCTGGTTCTTTCTGCTAGTGGTACTAGATTACTTTGATCAAAATAAACAACTCCGTCCACTGTTCGAGTAGTGTTTACCCAAAAAGCATCATCGATATACTGTGTAGTAACGAATATAATGTTGGTGCCACTAAGATACTTAACCGGGCCATCTACGCCGCCAAGACTATCAATTAGTTCTTGTGGCTTAGCACCTTGTACTTGATTGTATGCAAGTGCAGTAGCATAATTAGCGTTTCCTGCAACAGGCATTGATGTGTAGCTTACTTGAGCATCTTCAAGCGGAACACTAAATGTAACTGTTCCTTGATCCTCACCGTTGTTGGTAACACCCAGAATTGATCTTGTGGTTTGATTGGGCAGGTCAGGATTAATTCCGTTTGAGCCAGGCTTGCTTTGAATAAAAAACTGATTACCTGGTTCATTGATTACAAACTTGTATACGCCGCCACGAGCCAGTGTAATTTGTGGGTTAGGAATATTTTCGTTGTCAGTGAATGTGTATTCGTTTGATGTTGGGTTATAAGATACTGTGTAGATTTTTTCTGTTGGTATGTCTGTGGCAGATACTTGTACACTGGCTGGACCTTGTGGCAACCAGTAGTACTGACTGAAATTTACAAACTTGTCAAGATCAACCTTGGGATCATATGAATAATATTCGTTATCAAAAAGACGATTTTGGTTATTGTTAAAACCGCCATAGTAGCCTACTTTACTCAGTGTGTCCTGGTATGTGGTTACAAAGTCTATATCACCAGTGTTTGCATTTTCTATTATAACACTGGGTTCTAGTTGATAATCCTGTCTTTCAGTTGTTGGTTCTTGTATGTAACTGTCCGATGACCTGAATGTAGGAGCCAATCTTCTACCAATATATCCATTGATTTTTTTAAGATCTGGCTCGCTAACCAATTGATCCAGTGTGGCATTTAAAAACTTTTTATTTGCATTAGTTTGAAAAACCTCAGGTAAAAAACGATGAGTCTTAAATACAGCCATTACATATCCACCTATGTTCTATTAAGTTGCCCTGCTGTTATTGCAGAGATAATTTGTACGTCACTTACTGTTGCGGCACTAACAAAAATTTCGTTAGGTTCTGCATTTATTTGATATAGATCGCCGAACGAATTATTTGTTGCACTTGGCACAATAATTATACTGCTGACGTTGGGTACCAGTTCGTTGTGCAAATATGCACTCAGTTCGCTGAAATAAAATGTTTCACCAAAGTCCCAGTTAGCTATGTCAAAGTAATTGTTAATGGTAGAAATAACTTGACTCTTTATTTCGTTATCGCTGACAGTTACTGCAAGATTTTTCACAACTTTAAATGTAGCTCTAAGAACTGAATCAGCTTTAGCACCAAACAAAGGCTTAAAAGTTGCCGCATTGTAAATCAAGCTGTCACTAATTGTTTTAAGCGATTCGATACTACCAAAATTAATACTCAACTCAGATCCAGTTGGTTTAACTGGTTCAGTAACAGTATTGGTTGTATCTGCAATGTATGCAGTGTATTCTGTACTATAATCAGCAGTAAGCAAGTACAAGTCTATTAGATTGTTTGGACTTGGGTCAATTCTTCTGTTATTTGGTGCGTTGTGTGTATACTGGAACATTAAATCTTGCCGGCCGTTGCGAGCAATATAATTTGTTACCTGTGTTAGTGCTGTGCCAGATGTCTCGTAAAATTTGTTTTCTGTGTACGCATAAAAAATAGTTCCGGATGTGTACAAGGTCAACTTGTTTAAAATATCTGTCTCTGTTGCATAAAGTGAAACAATCTCAGTCCGGTCAACTGGATTGTATGTTAAGAAATTGTTTTCATTCAATGATTGCACAAAGTACACATACTTGGTCGCAGGATTGGTGTCAAGGTCTACCAGTGTTTCAAACAAGTCTGGGTTGTCTGGCACACCATCAAGTTCATCATCAGGGAATGTAACAAGTATTTTTCTATTATCATCAAACCCGTCGGATTGTATTACCTTGTTATCTATCCTCCAGGTTTGGCTATAGAACAAACTACTTGCACTGTCTGGCTGGGTGTTGGTGCGCAATACTTTAATAGCGTCCCGGATAGTTGTTGCTGTTCTACTATCGTATACCTTTGCATCAGGATCAAAATAAAATCTTGTTTCTTTTTCGCTTTGGAAAAAATAGTTGACGCCACGTGATTGTACAGTATACTCACCATTGGCGAATGACAACTTTAAGAACCAACTGTTGTCCAATCCAGTTCCGGTGATGTCTCCTGCGTTGGTTAAGCTGAAGTCTCCTGTTCCAAGGTTAACTTCGTTGACGATCTGCCAGGCCATTTCAGTAACATTGTATCTGAGTCCAAATGATTTATAACTGAGAATGTTGTTTGCAATCTGTGTGATTAATGCGGTTGGCCAACTAGATTTGAATACTGGAATAACCTGTGACACAATAGCAGTAGATGGTACAACAACACTTAAAATTGCACTTCCGATGCCCGGGGTTGGGTAAGAAATTACACTTGCCCAGATTGTTGTTCGTTGGTACTCTGTAACCAGTGTGCCTGTTTGTAATTGGTTCTGTGCATCAAAATACTGCCCGCTGGGTGCTGAAAACTTAATCAATGCTCCCTGAGTCAGATACGTGTAGTTATTTGAATCAAAAGTTCCTGTACTTCTACCCCCACTACTTAATGTTTGTGTCCACGTTGCTGTTGGTGTCTGTCTGATGGCTGTTTTGTAGTATAAGTGCTTTGCTTCTGTGGTTGAAATTAACGGTTGTACTGTATTTTGTACAATAAAATTAACTTCACTACTGCTGGTAAATTGAAACACAGTGTTTGTGCTTTGATCTTCATCATAGATTATGCCATCTTGTGCAATAATATTTGTGCTGGAGTAATTACCAGTTGGGTCAATAACATCGAGATATCTACTGATTCCAGAACTTGACCTATTTACTGCTTTTGCTTTAACAACATTACTAAATGTAGTGTAGGGAAGGATATTATAATCTTCGCCTGAGACCATGCGATTCTGTGTATAGTACTGCTGTGGTGCTTTTGTTCTAATATCCTCAAGTGTTTCTCTTGCGTTAGCATTGGTTACTGTGTACTGCAATGCCGCACGTATTGTGAGTGTTTCTGGTCTTCCTGTTCTTCCTCTGTATGGAATGTTAACAGTCACACTGCTCATTTCGTCAGGTGTATTTTGTAGGTCAGGTTATTGGATACTCTATAGAAAAGTCTAAAGTTTCCAATCGGAATGTTTGTGAATGCTCCGTCACCAAACACCAAATCAACTTGATCATCGGCTCTAGTAGCAACACTGTACAAATCTCTTTCACTTGTTTCATTAAAGATAACATTAACAGCGTTAACAGCTGGCACTTGTGTCCATTCTGTGTCAACAACTCCACTAGGTAGCAACTTGCTGAGCCAAATATCGGTGTTGTTGATGTTGTTAAAGTTAATGCTTACAGTACGATTTGGCAAACTATCTGCAATAGGAAAATCTAGTTTTTTCAGTTCACCTTGTTTAAAATAAAAGAAGTAACCAGTGTCGTTTGATCCGTTGCCTTGATTGTCGTTGCGATACAGAATATTAAACTGTCCGTTGGGACTAGGTGAACGTTCGTATACAAATTCTTTGTCTGCTGTGGTGGCACTCACGATCTCAAAAGGAGTGGTGATACCAGCTACACTAGCTGTATATGACTGTGTAGGAATTATGCTGTTTGCCAACCTAATTGTGTACTCGCTGGTAGTAATGCCGTTTATGTCTTTACTACCACCTGGTTTCCCTACAGCCTGTTGATCTACCAATGTTGCATTTAATACTGCGGTAAACTGTTCTAACCAGTTCTCGTTGGTGGTGTCGTTCCAGGTGATCAATGTGTCGCTGAGATTATTGCCTAATCCATCAAACACTGTTTCTGATGTCTGGATGCTTTCAAATTTTATAAACCCCGATGCAGGTATGCTACGCTTGGGATTATAGCTAACAAGTCTAGCCAACTTGAGAATACTATCTCTGCGTTCTGCTGTGTCTAAAAAGTTTTCTCTAGCGTTTAGGTCTGTTCTAAATGCTAAACTTTGGCCAAGGAATGCAATTAAATCAATAAGTGCAACGTATTCGCTTGACTCTGTAAAGTCGTTAAAATCTTCAGGGTAGTAAGTACGCAAGTACTCAATCATGCTCTTGCGTATAGTCTCAAAGTCAAAACTCTGAAAATCAGCTTCTCTGAAAGTTTGATAGATTTTGGTCCAATCTTCCTGGACCAATAAGTTAGTTTGTCGTGTAGTAGTAGCCATATCTCATCAAATACCTGTTATTAGGTATTTATGGCATTCAAAAACGGCTTATATTATAAAACGCTTAGATTGTTTGTATTGGAGTTAAATGCTAAATTAAGACTATCTGTAAAATTCCCAGGGAGGAATGTTAGGTCAATCTGTACCTGTAGCCCGTGTTCAAATTCGTCCATGAGTACACTGTCCACCCGCAGTCTTGGGTCATAGCCTGCTATGACACGTACATCTTCTATTATTACAGCCTTGGTATCTTCTGTGAGCGGCTCATACAGCATTTTCCAGATAATACTACCAAATGCTGGGTTCATCAGTTTTTGTCCTTTTTCTATACTGAAATGATTTATTAAGTCACGCTTAACAAGTTCATAGTCAGTTAGACGGAACTTTTTAACTTGATTTACTGTACTAAAACCTTTATATCTTGCTACCATAACTGTATTTACTCTTTTCTATGTCTACTGACTACTGGTTTTTACTGCATATTTGCCAGCATTAAAAAACAGTGAGCCTGGCCTGCCTTGGCTGTCTACTATTACATCTGCTTGGACTTTCCATTCTTTTACTTTAGATGCTATCAACGAAGTGTAAACTGATGTAGTACTATTATTTAAGATAGTAATGTTTGCTCCAGCTGAACCAATGGCTGTCACTTGAGCAAGTCCGCTTATATTGGAAAATAATGCACTTTGAACAATTTGTGTGGTTCTCAATGACGCGGCATTTAGATTCTCAACTGTTGCGTACAACTTCCTTTCGTTCAGTGGAGTTGCAGAATTTATAGTAAAGTCACCAGCAATATCAGCAATGCCACTATCAACATATTGCTGGTATGCTGTGTCAGCACTGCCCAAATAACTCAGTGTGTTTGCCAGGTTGATAGCAAGATTTGCTGTGCGAGCTATAACGTAACTTAGGTCTGTGTTGCGCAACCTTGACACTGTGCCTGTTGCAATGTTACTGCTAATTGCTTTGCCTAATCTAAACGTGCTATTGTTGGTAGTATCTGTCATGGTGTGTATTTCGTATATACCATTATAAGTTCCAGCACCTGACACCTGCACAGGCAATCCTTGCACAAACAGTGTTCTTAATCCTGTTGGAGATACGTCACTTAACGAATCGTTTGCACTGCCGATACTGCTGACAGGGTATTGTGCTGAACTGGTGACAGTTCCTGTGTCAGCAGTCAATGCAATATTTGCGTTGCCAGCTTGCTGATTGGTATAATCAAATTCGTATAAATTAATTACATTACCAACAGTTTTAACTCCGTTCAGAGAAGTAAGTAGCACATTAGCTAAATTAGAAGTACCCAAAGATGTTGCTACTGTTACAGTTCTTCCTGATCCAAAACTGTGTGCCACAGGGTGTGTGTTTATAAACGCAACATTACCAACTCTTGACACATGTGCAGTAATGTACACTTCCTCAGGAATAAAAAAACTGGTGCGGTATGTGGATATATGATCCTGGAACTGGTGAGCAACTGCAAGGAATCCAGCAACAGTATCACCAGTGTCACCTGCTACAATAACTCCTGCGTCTATACATGCTTTGTACTGCTCAGTCAGATATCTTTCCATTATGCTGTCCTGCACAGCTTGATTGCTTAGGAACGTGGCTATTGAGTCTATACCATCTTTGTTTGTCCATACTTCGCCGTTCTCATTTATATAACCATAGTTGATTAAGGTTTTTATATGCACAGCATATCTGCCAAATCTTGGTCCAACACTATAAGAGAGATCGTTTCCTGTTTCCATGAATGCAATCTGTGTCATCAGTGCTTTTACACTGTTCCTGCGTAAACCAGGTATATCGTTTTGAATGCTGGGTAACCCAACTCCTAGTGCAGCCGAAGGCAACCCAAGTAAACTCGGTGGTGCCAGACGATCAGTTGGTGGCGATTGTTTTGCTACTATTATTCCTTGATCTGGGATGGCCATCTAGATATCCTGTTGTTTCGTGCTGGGTTTGAGAACACCGTTATTTTGTTGTAGTTCTCCTGTTTCCCTTGACCACGGTTCATGCGTTGGGGTAAAGGTTGCTATACTGGCAAGTGTGCTGTTTTCGTCAATAACCCAACGGTTAATTTCAGTGTCGTACTTGACATTTTGCTTTTTGTACTGTTCCAATGGTGCAACACGATTGGGGACATCAACAGACTTTCCACTGGTGTTAAGATGTACCTGTG